AATGCCTTAGTAAATGATTGAGGCAAACTATAATCTATTATTTCTCCTGTAGGATAGAAGTTGCTTCTCTTATTTTCCTTGTCCACGATACTTTGCTTTCTGTTGTCTTCGTTTGTGTTTGTTCATAGTGCTTGTTATTTTTCTTCTGCCAATAGATGTGCCTTTTTCTGTTTTAGTGTACTCAATAACTGCACCAAATACATTACCCTTTTTTTTTGACATCTTCTATTTCATCTGGTTTAGCATTAATAATTAATGGTAATGGTTCATTGTATGTTGTTTGTTCTATTCTATCTTTTTGATCTAAATGTTGTTTCCCTAACCATATCTGCATAACTACATTTCCAGATAATGCTTTCTCAAATTGTGCACGCCTTAAACTTATTCTGCCCATCTCACGACCCTTTTTTATAAGGTGGACATAATTCCTTTGTAAAGTCTTTGTAGATACTCCAGAAAACTCTGCGATCTCGTCATAAGTGCAATGTAATTGGGCTAATTTCTTGATAGCTTCTTCATCTACTTTTTTCATTGGTCTTGCCATTATGTCCTTTTTAAATGTTTAAATTTACTTTAAAATGCTTCCAATTAATTTTAGCATCATATCGTTTTCCTTGTTTTTGATCTTTTACTTGAATCTTTATTAAATTGCTACCCCACTTTTTTATAAGATTTTCTACTGCTTCTTTTTCTTTATTTTCTCTGTAAATAGATTGTAACCCACCTTTATTAGTACCCATAGTTGGCGCACCAAAAGATATTTTGCAAGTTCTCATTGTAAATTGTTTATCATTTAAAATTTGTAATACTAAATCTCTATCTTGTTTAAGTTGTTGTTTATTATCATATTTGTATTTTTTTGTTCTTTTAGTATTAAAACAAACTACGCAATCAGCATAGCTATTGAGTTTAAATTCTTTTTTTTGGCTCCATGCAAACTGTTGATATTCTAAACTTCCTAATGCTACAGGCAACACCTTAAATAAATCTTGTGCTTTATCTAATGCTATTTCAGGACTTATTTTAACATTTTTATTGTTTTTAGTTTCAAAAAATTGACTAATATCGTCATCAATCTGCCAAAACCAATCATATTTACTTTCTGCAAATTTTTTAAGAAAGTTCCTAGCATATGGTAACCCTTGATTATTTTTATCAATTTTAATTATTTCAAAATTATTACTGTATTTTTGATATTTTTCAAAATCTTGTGGTTCAACAACTATGTATTTGTCGCAATCTAAATCTTTAAGTAAGTTAAATGTTTTCCCATCTTCACGATTTTTAGATGGTATAAAAATAGGATAAATATTACTATTTGCTACTGTGTTAGCCATTGCTATATGTATATCAGCCATCAATTTCTTTTAATATTTTATCAGCTTTATTTTTTTCTTCTTCTGTGAACATTGTTTTTGTGTTGCTTTTAGCCCTTTTTAATTCATAATCAGAGTTTCCACAATACAACATTTTTTCTCTAAAATAACATACTATGCTTATTCTTTCAGCATAACCTCGTTTTTCAAGTTTAGTGTTACCATGTAATTCATGAACATTAAATAATGCTATATCCCCATCTCTAACATCTAAGCCTACACCATATTTAGGTATTACTGTTACACCACCTTTGTAGTTGCCAATACTTAAAACACCTAAATTTCCCATACCATTTTTATAATCTCCTTTATCATAATGACAAGCTGTTCTAAAATTTCTATTTACAGTAACAGTTGTAAATGCTGTGTCTTTAATAATAAAATCTTGATTAGTTGATTCAGCTAATTTTTTTTGTTTGATATACTGTTTATTTGCATATTTATTATAAATTTCATTAACTTTAAAAATATAAGGAATCATTTTTTTATATTCTGGTAAATTTTTTTGTGTAAAGGTTGTAGTTCTACAATAGGGTATTCTTGGATAACGATCACTAAATCCTACAGTACTGCTATTGACAGTTAAAGCATAACTCGTATTAGATAATTTGCCATTTTTTATATTTATAGGTGTATATCTAAAACCATCAATTTTACCTATCACACGATCGCCAATTTTATCGCCAACTTTATAAATAGTTTCAAGGTTTCCTGAAGCCATACCTCTATTGTTTGATGACCTTTTACTAGCTTTTCTAAATGAAGTTCTGCAAGAATCTAATATATTTTTACTTACTGCATTTTTAATTAGTACACCAACTAAATCATTATTTTCATTAACAATTATAGTATCTTTAGTAATTAAATGCTCAATATGTGTTTCATTTACAAAATTACCTTCAAGTTTTTTTATTTCTGTTTCTGAAAGTATTTGTTTAACTGTTATTTGATTCATTTACAACTGCTTGTAGAACTGCGTCAGAAATATTATCTACCTTATATTTTTCATATAATTTTTCAATAGCTTCTTTAAAACTCGTTTCTTGTTCTGGATTAAAAAATATTTGAATCATTTTAACATCATTTTGTGCAATATCTAAATCAATATCTCCTATTTTATTATCTTCATCTTTAGGTAAAAAAAATTGATCTAATTCTGTTTCATCAAATCCTGTTAAATCAAGATCAAAGTTTTCATCTTGTAATAAATTTAATTCTTCTTTTAATAATTTATTTTGCCATTTAGATTCTTCATTGGCTCTGTTATCCATTATTCTATAAGCGACAGCATTATTTTTAGTAAAATCTTTTTTAATAATATATACTTTTTCTCTGCCTAGTTTTTTTAATGCTTTCCATCTTGTATGGCCAACTACTATAACATTATCATTATCTACAACAATAGGTTGATTATATCCAAAAACTTGAATTGATTTTACAACTTTTTCAACTGCTTCATTTGATATTTCTCTTGGGTTGTTTTTATATGGTTTTATTTCATCAATATTGATTTCTTGTATTTCCATTATTTATCCTTTTATCAGTTTAGTTAAAATATTCCAAAGATGTGGGTTTTGTTTAAATATCTTTGTATAACCATCGCCTACTGCTTGTGCAATTGGTTCTTCGCCTCTATCATTTACATTAATTCCAGCATAAAAAATAATTATATGAAATAATTCGTGCATAATTGTATTAAATAATCTTAAACCTTTTACTCTACTATCAATCACAAGTATTTCTTTTTCTGTTTCAAAATATCCATATAGATTTTTTAATATTTCAAACCTGACTTGTATCTTTTTTCTGCCATATTTAATGCTTTGTATGTTCATCTTGGTTTAATGTGGCTCTAAGATATTCTAATTGCATTTTTAATTGTCTATTCTCGATACTTAATGCAATAATCCTTTTTCTGCAATACTTAAAAATTCTTAATATTGCACTCATTGAACTAATTGCATTTGATGTTTTTCATCATAAATATCAATTTTATAGTTTTTACCATCTTTAGTGAATTTTTCAAAATTTCCCTCATTACCTAAATATTGATAACCTAGTTTTTTAAGTCTATCAACTAAATCTGGCATATCATTATCTTCTTCAATTTCCCATCTTCGTTGAGATAACCAAGTTGCAAAATGCGGAATATATTTTTTTTCTTCTATACCTTTAATTTGATTGTTATAAATCCTTACAATTTGTTCGTTAGTAATTTCTTCAATATTAATTTTATTAAACTCCTTATATGCTTTAAATTTTGAACCTCTTTTAATTTTTAATTCTTTCCATAGTCTTTCAAATGATTGGTCATATATTTTATTTATAGGTATAGGTTTAGGACTAGGTATAGGTGCTTGAGTTTTGCTTAAAGCATTTTCAACTCTTGCTAGACCACCTTTTTTACCAGCTTCTGATCTCCTTTTATATTTATCTACAAGATATGCGTGTTCTTCGACTAATCTTTTATGTGTCCAAATTACTTCTTGAGTATCTATTTTTAAATCTTTTATAAAAAATTCATTTAAAATATCATCAACATCAGTATGACAGTTTCCATCAGTGCATTGACATATTCTATATGCTGATTCAGTTGTAAATGGTTTAGTATTTTTAGTCCACGCAAAGCTTAATAGTCTAATATATATTCCTATTGCTTGATTAGTTAAATGTACAGTTTCAGCAGTAAATGTATCTGTAAATAATTGTAATGCATGAAATTTATTCGTTTCCTTTGTCATAAAATATACTTTCCTTTTCTAGTTGTTTGATTTTTTGGTTAGCTTCTTCTAATAATTGTAGTTCTGATCCGAACAGTTCTACAAATTTTGTTTTATTTAAGTGTACTGATTCATTTCCCATATTATGATGTTGTGGGCATAAAGGAATAGTTTGATCGTGTGGTGGTCTTAATCCTAATCCTGTATGTTTTCTTATATGATGAATTATAGGTTCAGAAAATAAACCTTTTTTAGAACAAGCAATACAACCAATTCTTTTTAACTTATCAAATCTTTCTTTGTCTTGCTTTTTCATTTGTTCATGTCGTCTATGTCTATTCCTATCTATAATTTCAAAATGTATATGGTTTAACTCAGCCACTTAATTTACCTTTTATAATTTCTATATGTTTTTCAATAGAAGTTATTTGTTCTTTAATAGAATTTGTATCTCCATCATAATCTGAAAGTTCTACTAATGTTCCAAGCCTTATCATTCTTAATAATCTTTTGAAGGCTCTACGAACATGCATATCTGTCATATCAGAAACCATAATCCATTGGTTTTTTGATTTTGAAAAATAATATTCTTCTGGTGTAGATTGTTGAGTTTCATCAGTTTTGGGAATATCTAAAAAATC